GACTTCTGCGTGCGCCTTGCACAGGATTTGATTTCAGAAGTCAAGAACGGTCTAGTACTATTTGGTTTTGATGTCCAGCTGGTAACGCCGCCCGTTATTGAACCATTCATGGAAGAATATAAGAACACGCTCACGGGTGTGACGTTCTCACTACAACTTGAGGTGCCGTGGGATTGGTCAGCGTGTGACATTCCCGCTGTGTGGGCAGTTGGTGGTTCATCCTCGGGCGGCAGCGGTTCGCCTATTGGTATAGTGTTACGCACCAACGGCGTAGACAATGCAGTGCAAAATATTCTTGACCTTGTTGCCGGGACAAACATTACAATAACAGACAACGGTGATGGATCAGTGACGTTTGATGCAAGTGGTGGAGGTGGGCCGCAGGTGTACGTGTCTACTGAGTACAACACAAACCACATTACTGCATTAGGCAATCCGTATGTAATAGGTGATAGGGTATGGTACAACGGTAGCGTGTATGCCTGTATAGCTAACAATGATGCAATCAACCCTACCAACCCTACGTACTGGACATTGCAAGCTGTTGGCTATCGTTTGCGTCAATCTCCCGTAGATTGGAATGCATCGAGTGGTGACTATCAAATATTGAATAAACCTACTATACCAGCGGCACAGGTAAATAGTGATTGGAACGCTGTCAGTGGCGTGGCGGAAATCTTAAATAAGCCCACTATACCAAGTCCGCAAAATTTACAGGAGGTTACAGATATAGGGTCTGAAACCACCAACACTATTGTCACAAAAAACGTTTTTGGGTTTCAAGTAAAGACAGCACTTAATCAGGTTTTAGCTCAGCTCAAACCAAACGGGGCAGGAACTGAGGGCGTAATCACAATTAACAGCAATAACGGCTTAGACCCATCCACAAACTACAAACGCGCAGGAATAAATAATATCGATTTTCCCACATCAGGCACGGGGGTTTTTGCTTTGTCGGTTAACGGCGTCACGCCAAACGCGGCAACGGGAGATATAACTATATCCACAGGCAGTGGAACGGTTACTAGCGTTGGCCTTACGATGCCTACACTAACTAATGCCGCATACAGTGTTGCAGGTTCACCCGTTACCACATCGGGCACATTAGCTATTACAGCAAACGGTACAATTGATCAGTATATAGATGGCACAGGCGCACTACGCACACTTCCATCCACAGGCGGTGGTGGTGGTCAAATCTTTTACTTTAACGGTAACACTTCGCAAGGTGTAATTGGTGGTAATACTTACTATCAATTAGGCACAGCGGCAGGTAGTGGTGCAGCTGCTAACTTTACGCGTGCAACGACAGGTGTGATTGCGCGATTCATTACCAATGTAGGCTCACCAAACCACCTTGTTGTACCTTCGGGAGTATGGACTATTGATGTTTATTTGAGTGAGACGGGCGGCGGTTCAAACCACGCGCAGATACTTGCAAAGTTATTTGTTTACAACGGCTCGACATTCACACTTATAGGTACATCACCAGTTGAAGAAGTGACTAATGGTAACGTAGTAGACCTTTATACTTTCGGCATCTCAGTGCCTAACACTGTAACAGCTGCAACCGACCGTATACACATCGAGTTTGATATTCAAAATACAAACGGTAAGACAGTCACACTTTACACGGAGGCAAGCCGCATTGGTGAAGTACACACTACATATGCAATCGGTATTAGTTCACTCAATGGCTTAACTGAAAGCACGCAAAACTTCGCAGTTGGAACAACCGGGACTGACTTTGCAATCAGTAGCGCAGGAAGTACACACACATTCAACCTGCCCACTGCAAGTGCTGCAAATCGTGGTGCATTGAGTAGCGCAGACTGGTCAACGTTTAACGGTAAGCAGAATAGCATCGGACTAACTACGGTAGGTACTAACCTCGCCACGCTGCCCAATCCAAGTGATGTGCGTTACTTGCGTGTAAACGCAGATAATACTGTGAGTGCATTGACACTTGCACAGCTGAAAACGGATATCGGATTAGGTACTGCAATAGTTGGCACAAATCAAAGCAATGTAGGTACAGGCTTTGAAGATGTTACTGCTTTATCATTTGCGGTAACTGCAAATAAGACTTACAAATGGCGTGCGACACTAAGCTATGCTTTAACAGGTGGTGCAACGATTACATTTTCAAGTAACGGCCCTACAACTAGTTTAAACAACGCACGATTCACAACAACTCTGGCCCTTACAACAAATACAATTTCAAATCAAGCTTCCTATGACGCAGGTACTAACGCAACTGCAAGCGCAAACGGATTAAGCACAGCAGACGGAATATTCAGAGTAACAGCAAGCGGTACGTGGACAGTTCGTTTTAGATGTTCAGCAGCGGGTGCATTAACTGTTCGTGCGGGGTCAATTATTGAATTTGAAGAAGTATTATAATGGAAGATTACGAAGCACTACTAAACGAATATGCGGCTACGGTCGTTGAGCGTGCGCAATCAAACTTGCGTATCAAACGCCGTATACGTGGTAAGATTGTTAATCGTGTTGGCTCTAATAGGTCTGACAACTTGCTGAACTCACTTACCTACAAACTGCGCATACGTTACAACAAGCCAACTATTGACTTCACCGTAAAAGGTCAGGCTGGTAATTATGCAGATGTGATTGAGTATGGACGCAAACCATATCCGGGTGATCCAACGAAACGACCACCATACAAAGACATCATGCAGTGGATAAGGCTAAAACCGTTGAAGCTGCGCAATAGACAAGGTCAATTCATCAAGTCAACTGAAACAGCAATTAAGAGTGCTGCTATTGCCATTGCAAAAAGCATCGGTGAAAATGGTATAGAAGGCATCAACTACTATCAAGATGCAATCAATGATACATGGGAAGATTACAGCGAGCAATTATTAACGGCATATGCCAAAGGTGTTGAACAAAGATTCCTATTAAACTTTAGATAATGGCAATTACAATAGAAGACCAGCCGTACACATGGAGCGCACGCGGACAGAAGCTCATGATTGTTGCGTCAAGTACAGAGACTGCGCAAGACGGTTTTCAGTACGGTGTGACAATTGATAATAACACAACAGGAGAAAGTTATAACTTTTTCATCTCACCTGCGATGGATGGTAGATTGTACTTTGACGTGCAATCGCTCATTCAGCTACGCAATCGCGAAGCGCAAGGTGATCAACTGCACAACTTAAACACGGGCACACTCGATGATACATCAACTTGGAATAGTTTAGATTTTAGCGTTGCAGAATGGTGGATAGTTGCGGGAGTGCTAACTGAAAACGGTGAAAGTGGTGTATCAGGAACTGAGATACTTGTAGATAATCAGTACTACCAACCTACGGACGGTTACAAACCAAATCCACAAACAGGCGCACAAGCTGTCAAGTTTTCCATGAGCAGCACAGCATCACTTGCCATGAGTGATAGAAAAGAAACAGAAAAGTATCCGCCGATATTTGCAACATGGGGACTTGCAAAGGGCAAGATTGCCATCGCTGTACGTGAGGAAGATTACGGATTGCTTTACGTCCCAGGCACTGCAAACTATCTAAGCAACAATGTGGCGAACTCATGTAACATCACGCTAGTTGGTAGCACAGGAATTCCGATATCTGCTAGCATCACAATGAATGATTACGAGGTAGAAGGATTGCCGATATTTCCTGCCAACTTAAATGATCGTGTTGGCTTTGCTGCTAAGCCTTCTAGTTTTCCAAACTGGAGGTACTACCGAGTGCAAATCTTAAGTCCTGCAAGCGCAACGGTAAGTGTTGATTACATCTTTTGGAATGAGTGTGTATATGGTAACTGTGAGTGCAATTGGCCTAACGTGCGTCTTGCATGGGTAGGTGCTCGCGGCGGTTACGAATACTTTAACTTCAAAAAGAAAAGTGAATATACCACTGAGGTAGATCGCAAAACATACAAGCGTCCACTGTTCAATAGTTCACCCACTATCTTCTATGCAAATGACCGTGGCCTCAACCAGCGCACTAACTTAGCGCAGCGCATATTGACCGTCACAACCGACTATATCACACAACAAGAATTTATATACTTGCGTGGTTTGATTGTAAGCAATCAGGTGCATCTTGTGAATGATGACGGTAGCTATGTATCTGTGAATATAGATGACACATCGTATGTAGAAAAGACAACGTATGATGGCAAGCTATACAACTTGACATTGAAAGTAAGAATGGCAAACGAATACTGGACATAACATGAACGGAGAGGTTTCTTTAATAGTTACAACGGACGATAGTCAGTATTATCTTGATTTATTCGAGAATGAAAGCATCTCGCAGAACTGGCAGTATACCGACCTCAACAACTTCCAAGCCTTAGGAGCGTTTAGCCGTGAGTTCAGAGTCCCGGTTACAGACCGTAACCAACTCGCACTTGGTGCACTGTTTGATGTCAACTACTCAGGCGGTGTTAACAACTACTTCCATTACAAACTACCTGCTGAAATTCGCGTTGATACGCTGCCCATCGCAAAAGGTTACGTGCGTGTACGGAAGATATACCAGCAGCAGGGCAAACTCAACGAGATTGAACTTGCGTTTTATGCTGAAACGCCTGACCTGTACAAGTCCATCGGTGAAAAGAAGCTCGCTGTACTAAGTGACCTGCCCAATCTCAACGAGGTTGTGAAGTATGATAACGTGACGTTCAACACGGGTGAGCGTGTTTGGTTTTTAATGGATCGCGGGCAGCGTTGGAGCGAAGAAGGACAACAAAGCACACGGCGCATATTTGATAGCACTACGCCGCTTTACGCTACTGACCTTACACCCGCTGTAAGATGGGATTATTTGCTTCAACAAATATTTAATGATGCAGGCTTTGAACTTGAGGCAGGTTCGTTGATGACAATCCTCGCGGGTTATTATATGCCGTGGATAAACAAAGGCTATTTAGATACCGATGACTTAGGTAGTCAATATGCGTATCGTAGCTATAATGCATCCGCTATCACAATGCCCGCTGTTGGTAATGGTGCTATAAGTGCATACCAATATTACGCACCTGTATCGGAGGCGTTTGACAACAATGCGAACTTTGACCCGGTAACGGGAATATACACAGCACCAGGTGGTGGATTATTTACGTTCCATATTTCATTATCAGTATCAATCACAGGCACAATATCAACGACTGCGTTTAACAACTTTCAAGTATTCATAATAATCAATGGCGGTACGCCACAATTCCTTGATTCTTGGTTTATTCGTAATTTTCTTTTTATAGATTTTAACTATGGCGTAAACTTACTTGCGGGTGATACAGTAGAATTTGCATTTAGATGGGAATCTGCAACAGGATTTGCAGCAACATGCACAATAAACGCTGGCAGTGGTGACTTGGGTGGTTCATTGATTGAACTTGTCGGTACTCGCTTTGATTATGGATCAACATTCATTTATAATCTAAACGCACCTGACATGCGGCAAATAGATTTCTTGAGTGATGTGATTAAGATGCACAACTGTGCTATTGTGCCTGACCGTATCAATCCAAACAAGATAAGCATTGTGCCATATAATAGCTACGTCGGTAGTGGTGATGATAAGGACTGGAATGCAAAGCTAGATATCAGCAAAGACATCACGATGTATAGCACTGTTGAACTGCAAAAGAGCAAGACAACATTCACCTATACGGCGGGTGAAGATTACTTGTCTAAGTTCTACAAAGACAACGGACGCATCTACGGTGATTACAAAGCAGAAGGATACACAGTAAATCCTGATACAGCGGTAAGTTCATTCACCACAGGAGACAACACGGTGCAACTCATTACACGCAGCATGCCGTGCGGACTTATTCCCGGAACGGACATAGCGGTGCCGCAATTTATCAATGACAAGAATGAGTTTATTATGCCGGGGCCGCGCTGCGGTTTTAGTATCAGCCATGAAATCAATATTCAAATCTTTGATGACAGCGTAGGCGTTGAAGCTCCCGTGACTTATACTGTGCCTACATTATCACATTACAGTAATCCATTCCCCTCACTCGATGATTTTGATTTAAACTGGGCACCTGAAGTGCCACCCCGTGCGATTAATGCTAACCCATACAACAACCTATTCAACTTGTATTGGCGTAATGCGATGAATGAACTGTATTCGCCTGATGCAAGAATCATGGAGGCTTACTTTGCGCTTGACTTATCCGACATCCTCTCATTCAAGTTCAATGACATCATCTTTGTGAACGGTGCGCAGTGGCGCATACTGGAGGTAACGGATTACAAGGTGGGCAACTTTGAGTCGACACGTGTGAAGCTCATGAAGTACCTGCGCACGGAGGCTGACTGCTCATCTACTCCCGGCACGATTAGCACAAACGGTGTAGTAAACTTTGTAGATGGTAACGATGACCCCGTAGCATCAACGCAAAGTTGTTGTGTGCGTTACGGCTATTCATGGAGTGAGAGCGAAGCGATATGCTTTGCGTTTAATCAGGGCGGTGATAGACCAACCAACGGCATCATAGGCACAACCACAGCACCAATACCACGCAATGTTATATTGAATCAAAACAATGGAAACTTGGGCAGGACAGAATCAGGTGTTGCGATTGACATCGTAGGTGGTAACAACAACACACTGGCTGTCGGTGACACGCTCAAACTCGATGCAGAAGTAAGGGGTAATGCCATGATAGGAAAGAACGTTTACACTAATCTTCCCGGACTTCATCTTGGTGGAGGTTTTACTGCTGATAATCGCACGTTATACAGCGAAGGCAGTAGGCAGTATGGTGTAGTTATACAAGGTAGCAAAGACACGCTTACAGCAAGTGGCAGCAAGTTGAATTTTACGATTGAAGATAAGGCGACAAGCTATATTCAACTACCAAACGACACGCACTTAATGTGTGTTGTCTCAATTAATGTCTTTGACTTTACTGGTAATTTTTACCATTCGTCATTGCACCATGTGTTTTTAAGAAAAGTAGGCGCTACTGCAACGGCTTCGGCAGTCACAACAATAAATACTATTAATTCATTCCCATCACTTACGCTAACATTTAGTATTGATACAGCAACCAATACAGCGCAGCACAGAATGATTATGACAGCTGGGGGGACTGGTTTTCCCTATGACGTGCAAGCAACAATGTCAATTCAATATACACAAATCCGATGAGCACACAAATCAAACACAGCATCAACTACATCAAGGCAGGAGTGAATCCACACAACAAACACAACAAAGCACTCAAGCCGTGGCAGCGTATGCTATGGAAGGTCACGCTGTGGACGTGGCGCTTATTCCTGTTATCACTTATTGCAATCGCTATATATAACCTATTTTAAACATGGCTGATACTATTGTAAAATCGTTTGTCATTGATACATCAAAGGCTGAGCAAAACCTGCGCAGTCTTGATGCCGCAACCATCGTAACTAAGAACTCACTTGATGCGTTGTATAATCAACTTGTGCAACTCGATGCACAGTTAAACGGGCTTGATCCAAACAGTGAAGCGTTTGCAAATGTGAACACGCAAATACAAGCACTAGAGGCTACAATCTCAAACATTGAAACAGGCGGCATTCAAAATATAGGCACTGCATTAGATGACATTGATACAGCCAAAGTCAAAGAGGTAGGTGATGCGATTCAAAGTATTGATACGGGTGATGCTGCGCGTAACATCGAGAATGTAGCGGACGCAGTTGAACAAGTTGTTGCACCTGTCAATCAGTTGTCAAGTGCTACTGGAGAACTGAACTCGGAGTTAAAAGATACGAAGGTTGATACCAGCAATCTTGACACGGCGGCTAGTGAGTACAAAGATTTAGCTGTAACTCAAGAAGAAGTTGTAACATCATCAAAGTCACTCAAAGCACAGCTGCGCGAATTACAGGCACAGCTCGCAGCGACCGACCCCGATAGCGCGAAGTACCGTGAGTTGTCACAGGCGGCGGGTGAACTTAAAGATAGAATCCAAGATGCAGCACAGGCAGTAGGCACACAGGCAGGCGGTGCGTTCGAACGTGTTGGTGGATCACTAGGACTTGTGACTTCACGTATTGCATCGCTAGATTTTCAAGGTGCAGCAGAAGGTGCAAAACAGTTAGCGGCAAACATCGGGCAGGTAAAGCCGGGTGATATTGCAAAAGGAATAAGCAGCATAGGCAGCGCATTTGCATCTGTCGGTAAAGCGTTATTGACTAACCCAATTTTCTTAATTGGTGCAGCCATTGCCGCTGCGATTGTGTATGCGGATGAATTGTTGAGTTTGATTGACGGTGTGACCGATGCTGAAGAAGAGGCGTTAAATGTACAGAAAGAACGTGCCGCACTGGCAAAGGAAAACTTTGACCGTATCAGTGCGACCGAAGAAACATTAAAGCGTCAAGGGCTAACTGAAAAACAGATTACCGACCTCAAGTTAACGCAGCTAAACACAGCCATTGCAGAACAGCAAGCAGTAATTGAAACCACACGCATACAGGCCGAAGGTCAAATAAAAGCGGCTGAACGCAACGCCCAATTTTTAAAGACATTTCTTGACTTTGTATCGCTACCACTAAAGACGATAGCGCAGTTCTTTGAAAACTTTGTTAATGGATCTATTGGTGTATTAAACAAGCTAGGTCTTGGCATTGAAAAGATTGACGTTAGCAAAGTATTTGAGGATGTAAACAACTTTGTCGTTAAGCAAATTTTTGACCCGGAAGAAGAGCGCAAGAATCAAGAAAAGATTGTGGCTGATGCGACCAAATCACTTGAGACATTAGTCAATACTCGTGATGGTATTTTGAATGCACAGGCCGCAAAGGAAAAAACCGCAGCGGATAAACGTGCGGCAGATGCAAAGGCCGCAGCAGACGCACAGCTAAAGGCTGAGCAAGAAGTAAGCGACCTGCTTGAACAATTGTATCAGGAAAATCTCAAAGAGTTTGAAGATGCGGAAAAGGCAAAGACCGAGGCACAATTAAAAGAAGCACAGAAAAGAGCCGAGGCTGCACAACAATACTACAATGAACTTGCACAATTGCAAGATGCGGAATTTGTAGCAGGATTGACGGCACAGGAAAAGGAAGAACTTGCCATTAGTCAGAAGTACGAAAAGCTAATTGCACTTGCAGAAGAGGCTGGACTTGACACTACCGAAATCACAAAGAAGTGGCAGGATGAACTTGCGGCTGTTGTTGCATCTAGCAATGCAGCGCAAGTCACATCAACACAACAGAGTGAAGAACAAAAAGTTGCTATACGTCAAGAGAGTTTTCAAAAGGGGCTACAACTTGCGCAAAGTGCTATATCAGTATTGCAAGCATTCAGTGATGCATCGACAAAGAATAGCGAACGTGATGCACGCAAAAAGTTTAAGACCGACAAGGCACTGGCTATTGGTGCGGCAACCGTGCAAACTGCATCCGCTGTTACAGGTGCGCTTACTGCGGGTGGTAATCCTATCAAACTTGCCACTGGTCAACAATTCTTTGAGGCGGCCATTGCAGGTGCGCTTGGTCTTGCACAAATTGTCAAGATTAAAAACTCAACATTTGGTGGAACAAGTACGGGCGGTAATGACACACCATCAACTCCACCATCAGTAGGCGGCGGCGGCGGCGGTGAATCACAACCAGCACAGTTCAATCCACTTGCGGCACAGTTCATCAATGATAGACCTGAGCAGTTAACGCCACGCGCATTTGTACTCGCGGGTGATGTAGCTTCTCAAGTTGAAGTAAGAGAGAAAGTGCAAGACCTTGCACGTTTAGGATAACCTTTAAAACAAACAAAAATGGAAAAGAGAAAAGTAGTTAAGTGTGTGATAGATGAAGAGGGACGTTTAGGTATTACGGCAATGGGCCTTGTTGATAGTCCTGCTATTGAAGAGAACTGGATTGCACTTTCAAAGATGCAATTGAGTGCGATTAATGATGAACGTAGAATGCTATACGGCCCTGCTCTCATCCCGGATAAAGAGATATTGCGCTATGATGAAAAGGGTGAGCCATACTACGTGTATTTTGAAAAGGCCACCGTGCAAGCTATCGCACATCAGTTCTTTAAAAAGAATCTACAACACACAACAAACTTGCAACATGAGTTACCTGTAACGGGTGTGACGGTTGTTGAGTCATGGCTGAAAGAAGGTAAGAATGATAAGAGCATACAGCTTGGATTGCCTGAGCTGCCCGATGGCACATGGTTCATCGGTACGCATGTCGATGATGATAGCGTGTGGCAAGATGTAAAAGAAGGTAAGGTAAAAGGATATAGCATAGAAGGTTTCTTTAATGAAGTTGGTGTGGCGATGAGTGGTGTGAAAAACTACGAGGCTGAGATGTTGCTAGAGATTGACCAACTATTAAGCACTGTAAATCCATCCAAATGAAAATAAACGCGGTAAAGTTTAAGGACAAGAAATCCTTTGACAAAAACAAAACAAAAAGCAACGTGCTGTCGGTCTTTGAACCGTTCGGTATTGTAGTCTTTGAAGATGCAAAACAAGTTGTGCCCGATGCGGCAAAGGTGTCACAGGTTAACGAGGTTGACAGATCACTGGATAAGATTCAAAGTGGCCTTGCAATCTGCATCACTAGCAATCTGAAGTCGGCTGTTGAGTATTTAGAACTGACGCAGGTTAAAATCACAGAGGTATTTGAGGCAACTAACACACTGTTTGTGGAAGTACCTGCATTCGCATCTTTTGATGAGTTCTATGAATCGCTCATGCGCACTAAGTTATTCATCAGTGTAGAGCCTGACTACATCCAACCATTCGAGGCTAATGCTGAATTGTCAATCCCTGCGCAGTGGCATCTTCAAAACTTCCGTGCTACCGAAGCATGGTCACTCATCCCGGCAAATGCTTACGGTGAAGTGGCTGTACTTGACGTAGCGTGTGAGATTGACCACGAAGATTTAGTAGGCACTATCAGTGACCTGTCTTGGAACTGTGCCTATGATACAGCAGACGTGCGACCGATTAGCCCGTATGAGAATCACGGCACACCTTGCAGCGGATTGATTTGCGCAAAGACTAGCAATGACATCGGAGTGAGTTCAATCGGTAACAACAAACTCAAAGTGCAATTTTTGCACATAGCAATGAACTCAAACAGCGGCGGTGGTTTCTTTACATCGGACACAATCGTGACGCGCGCAGTCAACAAGGCAATCGCTAATCCTAACTGCCTTGCTATCTCCATGAGTTGGGGCGGCACTAGCACATACACTATGTTTGCGAATGCACTCACAACAGCTAAGAACATCGGACGTGGTGGTAAGGGTATTTGTGTCTTTGCATCTAGTGGTAACAGCTATTCATCGACCGTAAACATTAACCCCGCAGGATTGCCAATGGTGCATGCCGTTGGTGCATCCGCTCAAAACAACACACGCGCAGGATTTTCTAACTATGGTACCAAACTTTTTGCTGCTGCTCCGGGTGTGGCTACACCAACAACAGACCGCATGGGCACAAATGGCTACAAGGCTGATTCAAACTATACGAATTTCAGCGGAACATCTGCTGCTTGTCCTGTTATGGCTGGTTGTGCTGCTGCTATTATACTTGCTAATCCTACATTGACCGAAAAGCAAGTGACTGACATCATCGCTTCTACTGCGTTAAAGAGTGGAGGTTACGTTTATGATGCAAATGGCAAGTCATTAGAACTAGGATTTGGTGTTGTTGACTTGTATTCGGCAATCGTGAAGGCACAAAGTGGCGAGCTGCCACCACCTCCACCACCGTCTGAACTCAGCAACCTATACGGCACAGTAAGTTCACCTGCATCTGCTAACCAGGGGGCGCAAGTAACAGTATCTTACACGGTGCAACTTGACAAAGTGCGTGACGCTGACACAGTCACAAACATTGCACTGGAGTTTATCCGTCCTGATGGATCTAAGTCAACTTTCTACACGGGCAATGTGACTATATCAAAAGGTCAATTGTTGTTTACAGGTACGCTGCCATACGTAGTGCCTAACAACGTGACGGGCGTAGGTAAATTCAACCTATACATTGACGTTGCAGGCTCGATAAATGAGAGCAATGAAAGCGATAACATGGCAACGACTAGCATTAACGTAGTTGCTCCTGTGCCCGTTGGCAATTATGACCTAGAATTAAATCCAACAGGTTACACTTGGCTAGCACCTGACCGCGTGCGTATCGGAAGTCGCATGACAAATCGTGGTTCTGCAACTATCACAAGCTATAAACTCAAATGGGAGTTTGACGGTCGCACTGGATTTTGGGAAAGACCTGTTACACTAACAACAAATGCAAGTCATTCAACAGGCAACGTGATGTATCCGACCGTAAACACAAAGTTTCCTGCTACATTTAAAGTTAGCGTGGTAAGTGTGAACGGACAGCCAGACAATAATCCGGCAAATGATGTAGCTATTACGATAGTACAAAAAATGTGATTATATTAGCCACCTCTCGAAAGAGTTTTGGTTTAGTGTAGTAAAGTATTTAGGTGTTACTAAAAAGGGAAGCAAACGTGCCTCCCTTTTTTCTTTGTGTTTGTCACTGACTAACCTAGAATGGACAACCTGATGTACTCTGCAATGGTTGTCTTTGATTGCTTTGCTGCCTTTGTGATTGCTTTGAATTCTTTTTCAGTCACGCGCGCACTGATGCGCATGTCTTTTGTCTGTGGTTGTGCTTTCATGATTTTGATTTTATACGGTTAATGTAGCCACAATTCCCCATGCAACAAAACGGCTGTTTTGCTACAATACCAAAATTACCAAAATGTCAGATATCAAAAATCAAATCAAAGCTGTATTTGCAAAATACAACATTGAACCATCTGCACTCGGTATCAAGTTTGAAGATGAATCAGCTGACGCA